TAGCAATCCACAATGGCAGAGTTTTGATACAGAGCCTCATCCAACAGGTTCAGTTTGGTTTAAAACAAACAATGTTAACCTTGGTGCAAACTATGTTATCAAAGAGTATGCGTCAGCAACAGACTCATTTACAACAATAAACAATCCGCTTTATGCAAATGATCAAAGTGCATTGAAAGCATTAGATCCAGCAAATGGTGGAAGTGCTATCGCAACTGGTGCTTTGTACTCTCAGTATGACGTAACAGAAAACACTACTTACACAACAAAGTTTTTTAGTCGTTATAGCACAGGAGCAACTCTTGTAACTGGTACAACAACTACACCAACATTTACTGGTTCAGACGAATTTACAATTCAAGCAAGTGCAAAAAACAGTGATACACTTACTACTGCGGTTACTGCTACATTAGGTGGAACAACTGCTGCTGATTTTGTTGCAGCTTTTACTGCCGCAAATGTTGCTAACACTACTGCAAGAGTATTAAGCACAGGTGCAATACAAATTGAACACACACAAGGTGGTGTGATTGTACTTAAAGATACCACTGGAACACCAGTTGCAGACGCAGGAATTAGTACTTCGGTAACCACAGGACAGGTTAGATCAGGTAACAACAGTGATTTAATTTTAAGTAACTGGATTCCATTAGGATACGGTTCAACTCCAGTGTATACAGCAAGCTCAACTGCACCAAGTATTGATCCAGCAGATGGAACATACTGGTACTACAGTGATACTTCAGCAGTTGATATAATGATACAAGATGGTGGAACATGGAAAGGTTACCAAAACGTAACTAGTGATGCTAGAGGTTTTGATCTAAGTACAACTTCACCAGATGGTCCAATTATAAGCTCAACTGCACCAACAAAGCAGAGTGATGATAGTGCATTAGTTTATGGTGACATATGGATTTCAACTGCTGATTTAGACAGTTGGCCTCAAATTTATAGATGGCAAAGTGTAGACTCAGTTGATCAATGGGTACTAATTGATAACTCAGATCAAACAGGACAAAATGGTATACTTTTTGCAGATGCTCGTTGGGCCGGTAACGGAACCACAGATCCAATTACAGATGATTATCCAACAATTAAATCGCTATTGACAAGTAACTATGTGGATCTTGATAAACCAGATCCTACATTATATCCAACTGGAATGCTATTATACAACACAAGACGTTCAGGATTTAATGTAAAGTCTTTTCAGGTAGATTACTTTAATGCACAGGATTTTCCATTTTCTACTTATGGTGCATTGCCTACAGTAAAAGATGCTTGGGTCAGTGCAAGTGGTAATCAATCAGATGGTTCTATGTATGGAGGTAGAAAAGCAGTTAGAAATATCGTAGTGCAAGCTCTTAAAGCATCAGTTGATGCTACACAAGAACTACGTGAAGAGCAAAAGATATTTAACTTGCTTTGTTGTCCAAACTATGAAGAACTAGCTTCAAACCTAGTAGCACTAAACAATGAGCGTAACAACACAGGATTTATCCTAAGTGATACTCCAATGCGTTTAGAGGACACAGGCACTGCTATTACCAATTGGGCAACCAATGCAAATGGTGATGGACTTACAACTGCTGATCCATACTTTGGTGTGTTTTATCCAAGTTGTCAAACAACAGACTTATCTGGACAAACAGTTGTTGCACCTGCAACACATATGATACTAAGAACTGTGATACGTTCAGATGATGTAGCATTTCCTTGGTTAGCACCTGCTGGTACACGACGTGGTACTGTTGATAATGCTAGTCAAATTGGATATGTAAATGCTCAAACAGGCGAGTTTGTTCAAACTGCGGTAAGACAAGGGTTGAGAGATACACTATATGAAAACAGTATAAATCCAATTACTTTTATTCCTGGATCAGGTATACTTAACTATGGTAACAAAACAACATTTACTGGTAGTTCACTTGATAGAATAAACGTTGCAAGACTTGTAGCATTTATTAGAGGTAGACTAGAAACAATTGGTAAAAACTTTGTTTTTGAACCAAACGATCAAACTACACGTGATGAGATCAAGAATGCTATTGAGAGCTTGATGATTGATCTTGTAGCAAAACGTGGAATTTACGATTACTTGGTTGTATGTGACGATAGCAACAACACACCAGCTAGAATTGATGCAAACGAACTATACGTTGATGTAGCAATTGAGCCGGTGAAAGCTGTTGAGTTTATCTTTATACCAGTTCGAATAAAGAACACAGGTGAAATTGCCGCTGGTAATGTTGCAAGTGCGGCTGCGGTAACATAAGAACAAGAAAAAACTTAAAATGGAGCTTCGGCTCCATTTTTTTGTGGTCAAAAATAGATAAATAAAATTATAATAAGGAGAATTATAAAATGGCCGTATCATCGCTAACAAGAATGACAGTTCCTTTGGCATCAGACCAATCAAGTCCAACTCAAGGACTGTTAATGCCAAAACTAAAATACCGCTACCGTGTGGTATTTGAGAACATGGGCGTATCTACACCTAGAACAGAACTTACTAAACAGGTAATGACTTTTACTAGACCCACTATTAACTTTGAAGAAATTGAAGTACCAATCTACAACAGCAGAATCTATCTTGCTGGACGTCAAACATGGGACGCTGTATCAGCTACATTTAGAGATGACGCAGGTGGAAATGTGAGTAGATTAGTTGGTGAGCAGATCCAAAAGCAAATGGATACACTAGAGCAGGCAAGTGCAAGTTCAGGTATTGACTACAAGTTTATCACACGCTGTGAAGTACTAGACGGTGGTAACGGAACAAGTACACCAAACGTTCTTGAAACATGGGAACTATATGGTTGCTTCCTAGTAAGTGCTAACTATGGCGACTTAGACTATGCATCAAATGATCCTGTAACAGTAGAATGTTCAATTCGTTATGATAACGCAGTACAGACACCAATTGGATCAGGAATCGGATCAACAGTAGGAAGAACACTGGGTGACGTTGTAACCGGCTAATTAAGTTAGAGGAGTAACTTATGGCTTTTGGTGACGACTTTCTTAAAGGATTTTTTGGAAACGATTTTGTAAGAGACTATACTCACGGAAGTAAAACCTTTCGCAGTAACAACTCGGCACTTTCTCCACGCAAGAAGTTTCTATTTCATGTAGTTTTTAACATTAATAGTTTTCTGATTCCTCAACTACAGGCAGTGTTTCAAGCACAAGATGTAGCAAACCTAAGTTTGTTGGTGAAAGAAGTTAAACTTCCAGCATATAAATTTTCTGTTGAAACCATGAATCAATACAACAGAAAACGCAAAGTTCAAACACAAATTGAATATGATCCAATCACATGTGTCATGCATGATGACAACAGTGATCTAGCAAGAGAGCTTTGGTACAATTATTATGCCTATTATTACAAAGATGCAAGTCAAAAGTATCTTGATGCGGCAGTAACAAATGGTAGCCTAGGACAAAATGCCAGTGGTGTTGATCCTGGAGCGGCATACCCATATGGTTTCAGAGATATCTATACTCAAGATAGAGAAATCAATGACTGGGGTTACATAGGCGAAAGCTACATGGATGGCCCTACAAGCACTAGAGGCGGCAAGCCAGCATTTTTTAGAGATATCACAATATTTGGATTTAACGATCACCAGTTTGCTGCATATGTACTAGTAAATCCAATCATAAGTTCTTTTGAACATGATACCTACAACTATTCAGAAGGTGGTGGCATTATGCAAAACACATTCACTTTTGAATACGAAACAGTCAAGTACTATCACGGTGCTATCAATGGCAACTCACCTAGCGACGCTATTCCAAGTTTTGGTAATAACGCAAACTATGATACAAGAAAATCACCATTGGCTCGTCCTGGTGCTACTGCTACAATATTTGGACAGGGTGGACTTATTGATGCAGGTGCAGGAATTATTACGGATCTAAGTGCAGGTAATCTCGCAGGTGTTGTTGGAGCAATTCAAAAAGGTGGAACCGCTTACCAAACTTTTAAAGGTAGAGATCTTAATGAAATGTTTAAAACTGAATCAACTAATATTGCAAGAAGTGTTATAAAAGAAGATTTACCTGGAGCGGCTAGAGGAAGTGGATTCTTTCCAAAGCAGGCTAGATTTACTCCAATTAACGAGCAAGCAGCAACACTTAAACCTTCTAATACTGGAACAAATCAAAACCCAACTAACTTAAACGGACCAATCACAGTTCCAAATCAAGTTGGTAAAAACCCAAATCATAGAGGTTAGTATGGCAACAGTAAACTATCCAAATCCAGGTACAGATCCAACTGTTAGAGCATTTGACGAGTTTTATCAACGTGAACTTGTAATAGATCAAAATCAATACGACGTAGTATATAGTTTTTTCTCAAGTATTTTTGCAAGCCAAGATCAAGCACAAAATTTCACTTTAAGTGTATTCCAAATCAGCGAGGACAATGGCGAATCAGTTGAAGATATTCTCAATCAACTACGTAATCAAAATACCATACAAATCACTGCTACTCTTGCTTATTACCTAAACAACCAACGCAGTAATACTACTCTACTTGGTATCACTTCAATCTCTACTCCAAATCAGTACACTGCTCGCAATATACTAATATAGGTGAACTATGGCTAACAAGTTCCAACAAGGACCTTACGTAGTTCTAAATCCTCAAAAATATGCAGGAAAAGGTGTACCCAAATATCGCAGTGGATGGGAACTTGCATTTATGCGTTTCTGCGATACCAACGATCATATAATTACCTGGTCAAGCGAGAGTTTAGTTATACCGTATATCAATCCACTTACAGGAAAGAAAACAAGATATATTCCTGATTTCCTAATTCAATACAGAAACAAGCATAACAAAGTTGTTACAGAATTAATTGAAATTAAACCTAAGAAACAGAGTATCTTAGAAAGCAAAGCAAACAATAGAGACAGAGCAATAGTCGCAGTAAACTATGCCAAGTGGGCTGCCGCACAAAAGTGGTGTCAACGAAACGGCTTGACTTTTAGAGTAATAACAGAAGAAGACATTTTCCGTCAGGGCGGAAAACGTAAATAAGTACTATGAAGACCTGCGATCTATGTGGTAAGGAATTCAACTGTTCATCAGATTACAATTGCTGGTGTATAGATTTACCAGTTGTAACCGTTCCTATCCAATATCAAGATTGTTTGTGTCCAACTTGCTTGAAGGAAACACATGACCAAGAAACTAGAAGAACTATTTGAATTGCCGACAGATGAAGGATTATCAGAAGAAGTAGTGCCTGATAACGTTCCAGAAGCAAAGCCAGAAAACAATACCATGATGCAAAACACCTTGACTGAACTTGAAAAAGTACAAGCAGCACTTCCACAAGTCCGTGGATTGGAAGCCAGTGATGCTGAAATGGATGCTTTAGCTGACAAAGCAACTAAAGGATTTGATGACATGATGGATTTAGGCATGAATGTTGACAGTAGATGGGCCAGTGATATATTTGGAGTAGCCAGTCAAATGTTAGGACATGCAATTACTGCTAAAACTGCAAAACTTAACA